CGAGAAGGTGTGTGAGCCTTTTTTAAATTAGGGTTACCTAAATATTGGTCTGTTGTTCCCATTTAATCTTTTAAGAAATTTTTAAAAGACACTTTGCCTTCATTCATTTCTTGTCCGTAATCCATTTTATTCATTAACACATACATCTTTTCACCAAGTAAGTTACCAGTATCATAATCTGAAACATAATGAAACCCTGCAACCACTCTACCGTAACCACATTCGTAAGCTGCTTTCATTAACTCTTTTTCTAATTGTGGTACTTTACCAGCAACATATCTTGCAAGTATAACTGATTGACATGCGTGGCCACTAGGATATGACCTAGTTTTATTTGTTTTACTTGGTAAAGTATTTAAACTAGAAAGAACTTCAACAGGTCTTGCACGATTAAAAAAATCTTTAAAGTGTTTAATTATTGGCACAGACTCTTTTATAATTTGTTTAAATTCACTATCATGAAACTCTAAACCATTTTCTTCACAAACCTTGCGAATTGCATAGTAAGGTTCTTGGTCATGGTCTCTAACAGACTGTACTTGCTCAGGTGTTCTTGCCTTGACAATTCTCTCTACCTCTAACGCTTCTTTCATATCATCTTTTGGTGGTGGCGGTAAAGTAATTACTTCTTCTAGTTTTTGTCTAAAAAATATCATTTTTCTTTTTTGCCCTTTAACATCTGTTGTAACTCAGTTGTTGAACCAACAAATAATGCGTTAGTAACACTCTTTGGTCCTTTATCAGGTACGTCTTTTATTTTCTTTAACTTATCTTGCAAGTCTAAAAGATTTTGTGATACTTCACTTACTGTTTTAATTAGTTGTCCTGCAACTTCATAAGCACGAGGATGTTCTCCTTCTTTTGCAAGATTGAGTATACCATCAATTGCTTCATTACCTTTATCAATTAAATTATAAAGATTTTTTCTACCAGTCTCAAAGTCAATATCTGGATCCTTGTTTTCTGGTACTAACACTTCTGTTTTAGATACTCGTGATACTTCGTTCTCGAAAGTTTTATCTACCTCTGCAATACCTAATACTTCGTTTAGTTTATCATCAATGTTACTCATATTAAAATCCTCTTAATTACTTATCTTCACCAGTTGCCTCATCATAATCTAAAGTGTCGGTGAAGAAATCTATTGTAGTAGTGTATGTATAGTTGTCATCTTTATCGGCCGATGTTGGGTTTGGTGTAACTGTAACTCTTTCAACTCTTGGTGGACTAGCACTTTGTGCATTAGCATACATATCAGCAGAAACAGTTTTAATTACAGCTGATGTAGATACTGGTCCATACAAATATACTTTCGCAGTAAATGTAAGTGTGTAAATTATTCTTCTACTACTTGTTAATGTTCCTGTATAACTATCTTCATAATCTACATTGTTTAATACAATTGGGATATCACTTTTTGTATCCATTGTTCTACTTTCAATCATAGTAACAGTATAGTCAGGTTGAAAGTATGGAAGTATTTGTTCTATTATTTGTAATCCATCATCTGAATTAGCAACATAAACACTTAAAGAAAAATCAACATTATAAGGCACAGGTGTGTATTGACTATTCAGTTTAGTGGTGTCGGCATTTGTTGTTACTTGAGTTATCTTTTGATTCTTATTTAACTTACGACCGCCATCGTAACTATATCCAGTAACTTCAAATGACATTCGAGGTAGAGTGATTGCCACTTTTGAATCGTCTCCAGATAGGTCTTGTTGTGCATCTAATCTGGCTAAAAACTTTTCTTTTGGTGAATATGATAAAGGTACTTTAATATTTTGTAGAGGATTTCCGCTAGAATCTAATCTCTTAATATTTACATTATTAAATATTGTACCGAACGCAATAACAGTATTACGAATTTTTTTGTGATAGAAGTGTTCTCCAAACATTAGTATTCGTCAACCTCTCCGAATGGGTTTCTTTCGCTGAAGTCTAATATATCATCAGCAGTTGAAGATGTATTTGTTCCTGCAGCCGTTTCAAATGCCTGTCCTTGGTCAGTAGGTTGTTGAGTTGCCATTGTGAAACTCTCATTTATTATGTAATCTATTTTACCAATACTACTTTCTAATACAAATGAACCGTCTTCGTTTTCTAAAGTAAATTGAAAATTCATTGAATCAGTTGATAGACTATCTTCAACACTATCAATTGTAGAAATACCAGTATCAAGTCTTTCTGAACTATATTCAAATCTAGTACAAGATAACTTGTAGGTAGGTAAAGCATTTTGTTGATAGAATGGTTGTTCATGTTCAACAAACTGTATTTCAAAAAATGCACTTGTAGCTGGGAAGTAAACTAAGTCGCCCTCTTGTGGTCTATCAGCAACTAAGTCTGCATTATTACCTACTAAAGTTTCCCATCTTAATTTAGATAAAGTAAATACAATGTCGTCTCTTAATTCTAAACCAAACTTTTTAATAATCTCTTGTTCGCCCATATATCCATCAGTATTATCTACATACATTTCAATGATATACGAATCATCAAATGAGCTTGCAGGATCCTCACCAAAGATTGTGTCTTTGTTGGCAATCTTTCTTGGTAAGTAATAGACATCTTGGCCGTAAATCTTGAGCTGTTCTATAATTAAATCTTCGTATAGTCTCTGCTCAGATGTTGTGCCTGTGTCGAAATAGACATTCGTTGGCATTTAGTTATCCTTGTTGCATGTGAGCGGGTTCTTCATAATTTAATCTGATTTCTTCCTCTAACTGTCGTTGTTCTTGAATTGCTGTAGAGAATAATTCAGGCCCATTTAAAGTAACCCCACCTAACATAGCGGTGCCTGAAAATTTTGAAAGATTTTGTCCCCATTGTTTTTTAATTAGTGTTGTAGCATATCTTTTTAAATATATGTCATCATATATATCGGTATGAGTATCAGGGTCTAATTTACGAAAAACTTCTATAATTAAATATTCGTCTGCCTTTATATCTACTCCCCAATCCATATCAATAAACAATCTGTTTGATAAATGATTAAATCTCATTGGTTTTTCTCCCACTAAAACGTGGTCAAGAAAATCAAGATGTTGCATTGTCATTTGATAATGTACGATACTTGTAGATGAAAAATCATACAAGTCATTTAATCTTAATTGATATCTAACATCAAACATGTTTAAGTTTGCTCTGTCTGATAAAGGAAATACATTGACAACAGAAATTACACTTGAAGGAACTACAATAAAATTATCTGCTCTTTCATAAGCAGTTGTAATAGAATTGTCTGTAACTGACTCTGAAGTATTAGTTGTCATTCTTGTAATATCAGCAGCAGTTACTTTATATTTTAAATACATTCTCTCAACACCATCAACATGATATTGGGCAAAATATTGAATTGCTTCGTCTATTCTGTCATCTACTTGGTCATCATCAACATTTATATCTATTACTGGCTTACCTAATGCTCGTAAACAATACTCTTTAAATGTTGCTTTTGTACTTGGGACTGCCATATATTATTCTTCCTTTATAACTATTTATACTTATTACAATGCCATTGCAAGTGCCATAGCGAACGCCTGTGTTGTTTTTGTGTCTAGTTGTGTTTGTATTGCACTTGTAACTCCGTCTAAATGACCTATTTCAGTTGACGTTACAGCACTTACAGATACATCACCATTACCATCAGAAACTAATGCTCTTGCAGTAGTTAAGTTTTCCATCTTACTAAATGCAATTGCGGCTGATGATTTAATATCTGCATTAACAATATTTGTAATTGTGTTATTATCAGAATCAATACTTTTGTTTGTTAAAGTTTTTGTTGTAGCAGCAAGAAAAGTATCTAGTGTAGCAATTGTTGTTTGACGCATTGTACCATTATCGTTAGTTACTAAACCATCACCACTTGCAAAAGCAGTTGTTCCCGCTGATGTGTCGCCATCTATTATATTTAATTCAGCGGCAGTTGAAGTAACACCATCTAAGATGTTTAATTCTTCTGGTGTTGATGTAATTTGTGTTGCTGATGCAGCTGCAAGAACTGGTAATGTTCCTGAAACATTAGGTAAAGATATTGTTCTATCTGCTGTTGGGTCAACTGTTGTTAATGTTGTTTCATGAGCATCTGCTGTTGCACCTTCAAATACAAAAGCATTTTGAATACTAACAGTTGTAGAGTCGACTGTTGTAGTTTGACCTGAAACAGATAAGTTACCTGCAATGGTAACATTTGCACCACTCAATGTTATAGCATTACTACCACCATTAGCAATTGTACTTGTGGTTAGTGTTGTAATTGTTTGTGAAGTTGCTGTCCCCCCAACAACACCATTAATTGTTGGAGCAGTTAAAGTTTTATTCGTGAGTGTTGAAGATGTTCCAGAAACAAAAGTATCTATCTGTGAAGCATTAAGTCTTTTTTCTGTACCACCATCTGATACTACAAATTTATCTGTAGCAGCTAAAGTAATTCCTGTACCATCAGCATATGAGTCAATGTCTAATCCTAATTCTGCATTAACATAGGTTGATATTTGAGATGCGGTTACAAATTTTTCTGTACCACCATCTGAGATAGCAAACTTATCAGTATCAGCAATTGTTGCACTTGACCCATCGGTCATTCCGTCAATATTAATAATTGCTTCTACACTACCAAATTCTAACGCACTAGCACCTGAATTAACTTTTAATACTTGACCAGCAGAACCTATTGATAATGAAGCCCCAAGACCACCATGTGTTAGTCCTACTGTATCGCCTGTCTGAAACTCAGAAAGACCTGTTGCAGTACCGGCGTCATTAAATACTGCTCTAATTGGTGTTTTATTTGCCATTATTTATTCCTAAAATTGAAAAATGGTAGTGTCACTATCAGCTAGTGCATTGCCATTTGCCAATGTAAATGTTTTTGTTCCTGTAAACGTTGTTCGAGTATCAATCGAAGCGTTAAACTCAAAGTCTGTATTCTTTGTATCTAGTCCTGCTGAAGCAGTAAAAAAAGGTATTACTCTTGTAGGTTGTCCCCCAGCTGCACCAGTACCACTAGCCAAAATTGCTAATTCGTTATCACCTGATTTTGTGCCTGCAGGTAATGTTGCACCTGTTGCTGATATTGCAATTGCACCTGTGCCATCAGAACTTATTGTTGCACCTGCAAGGTCAATTGTATCACCAGCAAGAAATAAATCATTAAATCTTTTTGTTGAACTACCTAAATTTCTTAGATTAGTTACATCTGGTACAATGTCTTGGTCAATTCGACTTAAATCTACTGGTGCCCCAAAAGTACCATCTTGTAAATCTAAACCGTCACCAGCATTTGAACCACTTGAATCTGTGCCATCTAAAATTACTCTATCACCAGCATTTGAACCACTTGAATCTGTAGCATTTAAAACTAAATCTTCAGTTTCTAAAACTGTACCTACAAACGTATTAGTTGCTGAGTCAAATTGTAAAACTCTTTTATCTACTAGAGCAGTATCAGTATCAATATCAGTTAATCCAGCCAATGATGAAGATGCTGTTCCAAAAACTATTTTACCTGTTGATGCTTGATACTTTAATACCTTGCCATCACCAATAGAACTTATATCTACATCATCTAACTTTGTTAAATTAACTTCACCGCCACCACCTATTGTGGACATTTGTTTAGTTACAATATCTTTAAATTGAACAAACTCTTTTTTCATATCATCTAAAGAGGTTATCTTATCTAAAGATTTTAATTTTTCTTTTTCTAGTTCATTTGCAACTTTCATTTCAGAAAGTTTTTTAGTTGTTTGTTTAATTATATCATCTGTATTGTC